CGCACTGGGTTGGGTGCGATCCAACTAAAGGAAAAGAAAAGGAGGTTGAGTCTATTGACCAAAAATGGTGTCGTCATGATGCCAGATCATGTCCCAAAAAATTGGGCTCGACCTACGATTGTCGCATCGGTTGCGGCGGTCAATGGTGCCAGCACTGGGCAGGCTGTAAATGCAATGAGGGCTTAATCGTGAAAAATTCGATAACGCCTCAAATGATAAATGAAGCCTGGACAGGAGTGGAACGAGGGGTTCGACACATGAAGTTAGTTCGTGTCGGAAATGGACCCCCATTGGGAACCGTAAATAAAGCTTTCGGACGTCTTTTGATGCCACACCATTTCGGGGAAGAAGGTGGAGTTGAAAAAGGCGCTTGTTTGCGATATTATGGGGTTGGAGAAGGACGTGGCTGTGATGTTCCTATCGCACCTGCGTTTTGGTCTCATCCCTCAGCGGATCTGATGATGTGCGCTGCACCAAAGCAATTCCAGTCGCCAGATATGAACATTGGCGTCGTGAAGAATGGAGAAACGTTTCCTGCTCATATTTTCTCTATTGATCCAGAATCTGGACATACATCAGTTGAACCGATTGTTTGTACTGTCTCTGGAGGCAGGTTGCATTATTCCTGTGGTCATAAAAAAGGAATATGCGGCGCTCGTATTGAGCGTGATAAAGACCACCTTGTGGTAGGAATTCACGTACAAGGAGCCATCGCAAAAGGTTGCGATGATGCTGCAGGCGTTGCTTTTACCCAGGATCGAGTTGACTGGATGAAGACAGCTGTGAAGGAGGAAGATCCCCGCAGCGACCTCGAAAAAGCTGAGTTTTTTCGGCGTGGGGTTCTCCGGTTATCTTCCCCTGGGAGTTCCTCACCGAGTGCGGGGTCACTTTCGGGGAGGATGATGGATTAATTCCCAGCTTGGCGCCCCTGATTTTTGGGAAGGCGCTAGGCATGGGAAAACCGGTTACGAAGTTGGAGCCAGATACTACATGGCAACACTTTAGAAATGAAGTTAACTATCCACATGTTAGCGGAATGCAACCGGCTGTTTTGTCACCGTTAGCTTTTAGTAAGCAAATGGAGGAGTTTACAAGCGACCAAGGATACCCGAGCGATCAAGAAGCTTGGGATGATGGAACAATAATGGTCTTACAGGCGCTAGAAATGATGTGTGGAGGCTTTAAACCTTGGAGCCTTCAACAAGCGTTTGATGGAGATGAATTTACACAACCCTTGAACCTGGCCACTTCGGGCGGGTTTGGAATATCTAATTTTGGCGGAGATAAGCTCTCCGCTCTCCTAGATCCAATAGGAGGCCCGAAAATAAAGAAAGAGTTGAAACTCGATCGGCAGGCGCTTAAGGGAAAGGGTCCCTTGAGAGCCTACCCCATGAAATACTCTCTTAAAGATGAGAAGCGGAAATTACAGAAGATTCTTGATAAGATGACTCGAGTGTTTGCCGCTAATAATCTCATCATGACCATTAATGGTCGAAGAGTTTTAGGAGATTTTTGTGGGAAGTTCATGAACGCGGCAGCGAATGGATTCATTGAACCGGCTTGTGGGCGGGTTCTTGATCGCGGCGGCTGGCACCGATTACTAAGCCACCTTTTTTGGGAATTCGATGTAAAGTTCGGTTTCGATAAAGATGTAAAAATGTGGGATAAAAAGTACGCAGAGTACATCCACAGGGCTGTTAATTTAGTGATCGCACACCTAGCTGGAAGTGAAGAACTCGCAGCTCAGGTAATACGCGTAGGATGGCGGCTCATGTGCTGTCCTGGTGTGTGCCACATATTTGGATCTTTGTTTGTACGGCCAAAAGATATGCCTTCGGGTGATATGGCCACAATTATAAGAAATTGCATTGCGATGTTCCTCGTATATGCATACATGTTTTGCAAGCATGTTCCAAAAAATTTGCGTACCATACAAGATTTTCGTCATAACTTACGTTGCTGCTTTCTTGGTGATGATAACTGCCTGATTCCTAGGGCGGATTTTTATTATTTTGGAAAGACACCGCAGGAGATTGAGTTAACGATGAAGAATACGTTCTTAGAGCTAGGTCCTTGGGAGTTAACAAGCCCGAGGGATGATGGAAGTTCTGCTACTCCGCTGACTTTGGAGTTTGCTGGATATGTGAGCGTTTATGTTGA